CAGAATCCGGATTCAGAATATATCCCTTCTTCGGACGGATTCCATGATTAAAGGTGCTGGAGCGGACAACCTGTTTTATCACAACCGGCTGTTTTAAGTTCCGGGACGGATTCCACCGTTTTCCTATCAACTGTCCTTCGGTTTCTTCTGTCTTTAATGCCGCCTTGATAAAGTACCTTGCTATACCTTTGTAATCTCCTTTGCTGTACAGCGGCTTCATGTCTATGCCGCCTTTTGTCCAGCACTGCTTTAATTCCTGCGGCGTGCAGATTGACATCATCATATGGATATGGGCAGCGCCCCGCTTTCCCAGTTCTTTTACATAGATGTATTTGAGCGGTATTCCCTTGTCTTTGAATATCTTTCTCATTTTCTTTAAGCAGTTGCGCATATCCACCTGCATCTGTTTTGAATCTTTTGGACGGTTACGTGGAAAATAGGTGAACGTCACAAGCATTCCTGTGTTATCGGTAAAATTGGTATTCATCAGGCGGCGGAGTGTCCGCTCTGCCTTTCTTTGATTTACCCTCTGCTGACATTCACATGTCTGCCTGTATCGTCCTTCCCTCTTTTCCCCTTTGCAGTTATAACGAAGTGTGTGATATTTTCTTACCTCAAGTATCCTGCCCGCCACGCATATTTCCTTAATGTATGGCATATTGTTATATCTCCTGAATGGTTCTTTAGATAATCATTTAATCAAGCTTTCAAAAGGGGAAAATCCCCTTTTATTTTTTATTGACATATCACACATAAACCGTTATAATAATGTAAGTATTGGTATATGTTATACATCAATTTTTTGAGAGAGCTGCTGCAATCAGTTCTCTCATTTTTATTGTTCTATAAGCCGGTATGAACCGGGTACTGCACGCTCTTTAATTTCCAATTTCCGAAGCTTTTTCAGCATTTCACACGCTTTAATAATGTCATGTTTCTCTTTGGCATCATCAATGGACCTGTTGTAAAAAATAATCAGCGGTATGCTTCTCATATCTTTCTCCTTTCCGGCGGCATGAAGCTACGTGATGCCGCCTGTTTTGTGATATACATTTCTTTAACCTTTAGGGTTCGGGAGCTTGTCCCGAATCAGGGCGGCGGGAATCGAACCCGCATGGCTGTCAGACGTGCGGCGCTGTGAGGGGATACAGCTTCCGGGGATTTTGGTTAGGGGATATGCCGTTTTTCCTATTAAACGCCCTGTGAATCCATTTACAGCTTGTGGCGGCTGTAAATGGAAAATATTGAATTTTTATGATATTCAGTATTGAAATCACTTAATTCAGTCACTGAATATCTGTACCTCCACTCCTTTTTTATAATAATTATTGGGCGAAGCACTGCCCAATTCATTACTGAAGGAGGTATTCTAATGCATATGATTCCTGTTGTTTCATCTAACATCAAATCTATTGGATATGAGGATAATACTTTGTATGTATGCTTTAACTCCGGTTCTACTTACAAATACCTCAATGTTCCAAAATCTGTGTATGATGCTTTGATGTCTGCATCATCGCATGGTGGTTATTTAGCTGCGCATATTAAAGGCGTATATACATACCAAAAAATCAGCTAATCTGTAACTACCAATACTGTAACAGGGCCTGTTTCATTAATTGCTATTGATGAATCAGGTTCTGCGAAGTATATTTCAACACCTTCCCTGTTCTTTAATTCTTCTATCAAATCCTTTGTCGAATGATTTGAAATATCTTTCAGCATATGTATTCACCTTCCATTCATGACTTTTTTACATACCCCATTGCGGCCATGCCGCTTTCGTTTATCTTCCTGCCGTACTCCTCCCGCTGTTTTGGGGTCAGTTCTTCCAATTTGTATGTCTTCTTTTTCTTTTTGTCGTTAATGGTACAGATAACATTCATGCTTATCACCTCACTTTTGCTATTATCATGATATTTAAAATGTGCCTGACTGTGCCTGTCACACAGCCTTTTTATTCAACGTTGAAATTCAGGGCGGCGGGAATCGAACCCGCATGGCTATCAGATGTGCGGTGCTGTGAGGGGGTACAGCTTCTGATATATCGGTTAGGGGATATGCCGTTTTTCCTGTTAAACGCCCTGTGAGTTAGGCAGTAAAACCTGTCAGAAAACTGCCCGACTGTTGCGATTCTTTTACATTGGCACCGTCGAAAGTGATATCTGCTTTCCACGGCGCCGAGGGGAACTACCGCAACGAAACCCAATTCCGTCTACAGTTTCTGAAGGCTGTGAGCGGGTATTCCTAATCCCTGTAAAACACCAGTATTCCTAATTTTTCAGCCTCTTTAATCTCGGCCGCCATGCCTTTACTAATGCCGAACTTCTGTCCGACATATACCACATCGCATTTTTTTAATATCTCCAGCGAAGCTTCCAGTCCTCGTTTTCTTTCTTCCGGGTTGGAATCATTAAGGCAGTTTGTTATGTATAGGTGCGGAGCAACCGCACTATGTCCGTGTAACAATACCGTCCTTGTCAGTTTTCTGGCATATTTTATATATTTTTCAACTTCTTCCTTAGTCGCCCCTCGATACGGCGAACATATGTAATACAACATGCTTTATCCTTCCTTTCTCTTGTCAAATATCACCACATTCCCTATACTGTAACTACCGGGAGTTATTGCTCCCTAGTATTTTTAATGAGGTGTATACTATGAACTTTCAAAATATTGAATCAATCGCTGTGGCTCTGTCTGTAATTGCATCCCTTTACATATTTTGGAGAACTCCGAAATACGCAAACATTAAGGAACGTTATGAAAATGTCATATTTCCATTATTTTCTCTTTTAGAACCCTATCTATTTAAGGATTTTTCTAAAGCACCTATTGATAAAGCCCTCTCTTTAATAAATCAAAATGCCAGCTATGCAGGTTCTCGTTTGAATGAATGGGCTTATTATTTAGGTAAGAATAATAACCAGTACAACTACAATTCATTTTGCAAACAACTTTATTACGAATATGATAAATGCAGTTTTATTCTAGGATTAAAAATACACTCCCTTTCGTATCGCATATCCCGCAAGCAATATCAGTCAAAATTTTTACTTGTTGCTTATCTACTTATTCATGTTTTTGCGCTTCTTATTGCAATTAGCATTACACTGATTTTGTTTACGACCGTATTGGTTATTACACAAAGATTGCTGGGTTTATAATGCACAAAATCATAACAAAAAGTGCTATAAGCACCAGCAAGACACCAAACTCCGTCTCGCAGCCAAATGTTCCAACCTTAAACAGATATATCCAACAAATTATTAAAATTACCAGCCCGGTATGATTTATCAGCATATCTGCTACGTTTAAAAATATATTTATTAACTTTTGGTCAATCTTTGACACTTTCTTCCTCCTTCAGCTTTATCCAATCCGTAACCTCTTTCTGCATATACCGGAGCAAATCCTCCGGGCAACCAAAGTTACCAAATTCTGTTCTTATAAGCATTATTCTCACTCTTTCTTCTTTTTAAGTAATCAAAGAATGTTAGTGTTGCCATATATCTCAAAACTAACGCTTGTTTGAATCTCCTATATATGTACTTTTACTTTCAATGAGTACAAACGTATATTAAAGCAATGCCATCTGCCAGTACCTTTGATATAGCAAAAGCTCTATCATTGTCATGTATGCAGGAATATATTGCATATATATTCAGCAATAAAACTACAAGAATAACTACACAATCTATCACTTTATCCCTCCTTCAACCTAATCCGCCCCAGCTTATGTCATCCGGGGCTATGTCTGTTCAATCTGACCCTTCTTCTATTGCTCAAAGTTTGGCTTCCAGTGATGATGATACACTTGAAAACCGAACACTAATCAAACGGTTATATAACCTTGTAGATTGTGTTGTTACTAGTCCAAATTTAAATAATTTTATTAATGACATCATCAATGATTAATAATGTCATCAATGTATTTATCAAGCCTATCAATTTGATTTAATTCCTCAGAGAGCTTTTCCGGTTCTCTGAGGATTCTTTTTGCCATATTAAGTAACCTCTGTTCCGTCTTCTGCTCCAGTTCGCGCTGTTTCGCCTTAATTCCATCTAATTCACAAATTAAAGCCCTGTACTTTTTCTTTGACAGCCACATTTTTATTCCTCCTTCAACCTAATCCAATCTTCGACTTCTTTCTGCGTAAACTTCATTGGAGTGAGCTTTGCACCCCAGTATTCAGTTTCAACCGTGCAGGATTCGATTCCTTTTTCCTGCATAAATCTTAATAAGTCCTCCGGACAACCAAAGTTACCAAATTCTGTTCTTATAAGCATTGTTCTCACCCTTTCAATAAGTACATCAGATTACTCCTTCAATCTCTGCAAACCTTTTCGCGTTGATGAAGTATGACCACCGGCGTTCACTGGTACGAATTGCGTACCCCCAAGGGAAAACGCCCTGTTGTAAGCCAAGTGCAATCGTGTTTGTGTGTTTGTGCATCAGCTTAGCCACTTCTCCGACTGTCAAGGTTGGGATGCCATCTTCACAATGCACAGGTTTAAAAGTCACAGTGGATTCCTCCTGGTCAAAGTAATCTGCCGGCAATCCAAGTGCTACTGCAATATCACTTTGAACCTGTTCTGACGGTATCTGTTTACCTGAAAGATACTGACTGACAGAACCCTTGCTTTTTCCGGTCAATCCAACAACCTGAACCTGATTAATGTCTAACTGCTGCATAGCCTGTTTCAACTTTTCACTGAATCTCATTCATATCACTTCTTTCTACTCACTTCTTTTCGCTTTCTTCCTTTTTCTGCCTGTCCTTCATGAATGCCATACCCTCACCAAATGAAAGCAACTTTTCTTTTTCCATTTCTGATAAATCAGGAATGACCTTTCCGAAGGTTTCAAGAATCTTTTTTTCTTTCTCTGACATATAGCCACTTCCTTTCTATAAATTTTTGAATTAACCATTTCAGTCATAACAACAAAGTGCTGTGTCATCTCGCGCGGTTGATTCTTCCACTTAACAGTTTCTTGTTCTAGGGGTAAAGTGCCGATTGGTTCAGCCTGTCCGCTTTCTTCAAATAGTGCGGTACACTGTGCTTTCTTGCCCTACCGTTCCTGTTTTCTTCAACTACTTTGACGGGTCATGTTTATTCTTCACACGCTCTATCTGTTATCCGACAGCCTAACCACCATGTCACTTGCGTGTAGCCCTATCGCTTCACCCGTATCCTTCCTGCTTGCTTTGTTATTATGTTGCTATTATATGTGCTTGTGTTGCATTTGTCAATACCTTTTTTGTGATTTTGTTGCAAATTGTGATTTTGTTGCATTTTTATATTGACGTTAGGAAGTTTTGACCGTATAATTAGTAACAAGAAGGGAGGTGAATACATATTGAAAGACCGCATCAAGAAAATCAGAAAAGAGCTTGATCTGACACAACAAGAATTTGCAGACAGAATTGGTGTAAAAAGAGGTGGTATAGCAAATTATGAAATCGGAAGGAATGAACCAACCGATTCTGTTATTTCTCTTATCTGCCGCGAATTTAATGTCAATGAAGATTGGTTGCGAACTGGTGAGGGGGAAATGTTCATAAAACAGACAAGAGATGAACAAATTGCTTCGTTTGTCGGCTCAATACAGTCCAGTGAAGATGATTCTTTTAAAAAAAGATTTATTTCAATGCTTTCTTCATTAGACGAATCCGAATGGGAAGTATTAGAAAAAATGGTTATTATGCTACATGAAAAAAAAGACTAGGCATCAGCCTAGTCCAAGGATTGCTTTTATATAGCAGTAGATTAATTTTAATCTTCTATCATCTGCCCTATCAAGCAGTTCTATTATCATTTTTTTGTAGTTCATGTGTTTATCTCTTTTATGAACGCACGTACTAAAGTAGCGATACATTTATTTTATCAAACGTTTGTTCGATTGTCAATAATAATGAACGCAGGCGTATTAATGGAACTGCTCCTTTATACATCAGATCAAAAAAAGAACCCCAACCGTTGCAGCGGTCAGGGTTCAAGTAACTCAATCAAGCAAGGACTGAAATGATATATCAGTGAAAACTTGAAAAAAGCTATGCAACATGTATTATACCATTTCAGTCCTTAATTTTCAATAAAGAAAGGACTAAATTTTTATGAGTCGTCGAAATCCTAACGGTTATGGGTGTGTCACAAAATTATCCGGGAACAGGTCGCGTCCTTGGTGTGTTAAAGTAACCATATATGACGAGGAAGGGCACGCAAAACAAGTCCCTGTTGGATATGCTGAAACAGAGGAAAAAGGAAATATACTTCTTGCGCAATATAATAATAACCCTTGGAATATTGACCGGGAAAAAGTGACCTTAATTGTCTTATATCAGCGTTGGTCTAAAATCAAGCTGCCAAAACTCGGTGTTTCACTGCAAAGTTCATTAAAGTCTGCATTCAAACACTGTTCAAAATACTACGGTGTGAAATACCGAAGCCTGCGGGCATATCAGATGCAAGACTGTATTGACAACTGCGGATATGGATATTCCACGCAGGGAGCAATCAAAAACCTATGGGGACACCTTGACCGATTTGCATTTGAATGTGACATTATTGATAAAATGTATTCTCAAATCACTACTGCTCCACCGATACCTGAAACCAACAGGGCGCCATTTACCGATGAACAGATTGCGGCACTGTGGGAAATCAAAGATGAGCCTTGGGTCAATACTGTGCTGATCTACATTTACACCGGATTTAGATTACAGGAATTGTTGGGAATGAAAACCGAACAGGTCAACATTGAAGAATGGTATTTTCAGGGCGGTATAAAATCCGCATCCGGTAAAGGTCGTATTGTTCCAATACATGACCGCATCAAACCATTTGTAAAAGACTTGGTTGATCAGGGTAACATCTACCTGTTTACTTTTGAAGGTAAGAAGTTCATCCCTAATAAGTATTATGAATGTTGGAATGAAGTTATGAAAAAAATCGGTGCAGATAAAACACCGCATGAAGCCCGGCACACTTTTGAAACCAATCTTGACAATGCCAAAGGCAACCGAAAATGTATTGATATGCTAATGGGGCATAAGTCAAAGGATGTGGGAAACCGTGTCTATAATCACAAGACCATTGAGCAGTTACGGGAAACCATTGCCCTGTTAAAATAATATTTTTGCGCTGAACTAGTAACAAATTAGAAACAAAAAAGGCGGGAAATGCTTGATTTTACGGCATTTCCCGTTTTAAAAAAAGCATTTTACCATATTATTTTACAAATAACAATTGAGAATTGCAGGATTTCGTAGTAGAATAGGGAACAGTAGATTACAAGGAGGAATATCATGAAACATTTACTTAGTCCGCTTGATTTAAGCGTAGATGAAACTGAAGATTTACTAAACCTCGCAAGCCGCATTGCAAAGGATCCTGAAAAGTTCAGCCATTGCTGTGACGGTAAAAAACTTGCCACTTTATTTTATGAACCGAGCACTAGAACCCGCCTTAGTTTTGAGGCAGCCATGATTAATCTTGGTGGTTCTGTTCTCGGCTTTTCTTCTGCCGATTCCAGCTCTGCTTCTAAAGGTGAAAGCGTTTCTGATACGATTCGGGTTATTTCATGTTATGCAGATATCTGCGCTATGCGCCATCCAAAGGAAGGTGCTCCTATGGTTGCCGCTGAGAAATCCGGGATTCCGGTGATTAACGCAGGGGATGGCGGTCATCAACATCCAACCCAGACTTTAACAGATCTGATGACGATTCGCGAACTGCGTGGTTCTTTGGATAATTTTACGATTGGTCTGTGCGGCGATCTGAAGTTTGGGCGTACGGTTCATTCCCTGATCCGCTCCCTGATTCGCTATAAGAATGTGAAATTTATTCTTATTTCCCCGAAAGAACTGCGTGTGCCGGATTATATCCGCGAAGATGTCCTGATTCATAACAATGTGGAATTTGAAGAAGTTGAACGCTTAGAAGACGTTATACCACAGCTTGATATTCTCTACATGACACGTGTCCAGAAGGAACGTTTTTTCAGCGAAGACGAATATTTAAGAATGAAGGATTTTTATATTCTTAACAAAGAAAAAATGGCTGCTGCAAAGGACAATATGTATGTACTGCACCCGCTTCCGCGTGTCAATGAAATTTCCGTAGAAATTGATGACGACCCGCGCGCGGCTTACTTTAAGCAGGTACAGTTCGGTGTCTATGTACGAATGGCGCTGATTCTGACACTGCTCGGACTGGACAAAACAGTTTAAATTTCTGACACATCAAAAATCATGCCGCGGATACGGCAGAACGGAGGACTTTATGTTAAATATAGGCGGATTAAACGAAGGCTTTGTATTGGACCACATCGAAGCCGGCAAAGCCATGATGATTTATAACAATCTCGGACTGGACAAGCTCGACTGCTGTGTAGCTATCATTAAAAATGCCCGCAGTAATAAAATGGGTAAAAAAGATATTATCAAAATCGAAGGCGGACTCGATTTGGTAGACCTGGATGTACTTGGTTTTATTGATCACAACATCACAGTCAATATTATTAAAGACGGTAAAATTGTTGAAAAGAAACGTCTTTCACTTCCAAAAAAGATTACAAATGTGATTAAGTGTAAAAATCCTCGCTGTATTACTTCTATCGAACAGGAATTAAAGCACATTTTTATTCTGACAGACGAAGAAAATCAGGTATACCGCTGTAAATACTGTGAAGAAAAATATACCCGCTAAATGCTCCGATTATCGTTATATCGGACTGTAAATTCTTGGTTTATACAAACTGATGTAAGATAAAATGATACTAGCATCAAAGACGGTATTGATGTAAACAGCATCATGCGTGACATGATGTCTGCTCTTTTGGATGGTGCTTTGGATGAAGAATTAGGATATTCCAAATATGACTACAATTGAAGGATTCAACCGTCAACTCCGGAAAGTAGCCAAAAGCAAAACGTTTTTCCGTCGGATGACAGTCTTTTAAAAATGCTATATGCTATACCTGGCAACTATGGATATCACGAAAAATGGACTGACCACAGGCACAGGCAGGACTGGGACCAGATTCATTCCCAGCTGGAAATTTATTTTGA